CCCCCGAAAGAGCTGTGCGAGCCTTTAATTGTTTAATGTAAGCCAATGGTTGAAATCCAGCGCGGGCTTTGACTTCAACATCGAACGGAACATTAACAATGTCCTTACCGCTACCCCTTCCCACACACGCGCCACTCCACACAGTCGATAGGTACTGTGCGACTACACGCTCTGTGCGGAAGCCTCTATGTTTCCTTGCTTGACTAGCCATGACTTATTCCTGCTACATAACCACCCCATGCAGCTAGACAGATTGCTATCAAGTATAAGTAATGCACCAGATCATCTTTATCCATTTACTGCTTTACACTTTCTACACTGCCATGCACCCACAACTGGCTGATCATCCTTAAACTTGATCTCAGCCACAATGTCATGCGCCTCGGTAGGCTCATTACACAGCTGACAGTTAATCGTGTCAAAGAGTGGCACATCCTCGATGTTAGTCCACTCGCCTGTTGTCTCATCAAAGTACTCTACAAAGCCCATGTTATGCCCACACTTTCTGAGGTTGCCACTTGCCGTCCACTAATTGATACCACTTGGTAGGGCAACGATGTGCCGATGAGATTGCTGAGTCACAGAAGTAACCGCCCCATGCTTTGCCATTCTTTTGACCTTCCTTGAAGCGCATGTGTCCATGCTCGCAAGTTGGTGCTTCTACAGCCTCAGGTGTACCCATAACAGCTTCAATGGTTTCCATAGCCTTCTCTAGCGTCACCGGTGCATCCACCACCTTGTTGTATTGACCGACAGGAGTTGTCCAGTAGTCCTGATCATCTTGTACGACATCTTGTACCGCTGGCTTCTCAGGCTTCTCGGCTACAACCTTACTCATTTCCTCGCGGCTTGGTCTCTTTCCTTTAGCAGCATAACCTGCATTTGCAAGAGCTCTGCCAATCGCCGAAGTCTCGCAATTCTCCAACGCTGAAGTAGCATTAACGCCTCGATCACTAATCTTTTCCTCAGCGTATCCTGTTGCCCACGCAACTGTTGCGCCAATAGCCTTATAAAGATACGCCTTAACAATGTATCGATCCTTCTCGACAACTTCCAGCTCAGTTGCAATCCTAAAATCTGGATAATCCTTAATAAACCTTTCAAGTCTCACCTCGACTGGCTCGTAATCGGCTAAATTAAACATAGAGATCATTCTCCTCGGTTGCTAGTTGTCCTGCGAGTGCGCCATAGCTGCATAGGTCGATCCATGTGTCGATCTGCTGGGCTGATTGATTAGTCCTTGCAAGTTTAACAAGCACCATGATCCCTGCGACTTGATAATCATGGATCGGTGTCTGTAGGTATGCTGAGAGGAGCATCGCGGTGTGTTGCAGGTTATCCGCAGGGTGACCATACGATAGACCACGCTCGCGGATCGTATCTGTTGCTGATAAGAGGATTTCATTAGCGCGCATCTGTTGTCACTCGCTGAAATGTCTTTCCTACGACCAAGCCCTCACGCTTGCCCTCGTTAAAGCCTTTAGCCCAGCCTACTAAGTACCATAATGCGTTAGCTGCTAGTAGCAACACAATGATTGGCATTTCAAAGCTCATTATTTTTCCTATCTGTATCCAGTGCCCTCGACTGGCTTACAGGATTAGTGTGACACAACGCCACGACAGATCATGGAGATTTACATAACGAAACGATAACGATTATCGAGCGCGTCCGTAGGACTTTCCTGCCACAATAAATGTGCCGTCTTTCTCGATGTGGATTAGATCCACTTGAACCTTAGACTTATTGACATAGATGATTGCAAAGGCTTGCTGCCAGTTAGCAACACCCTTCGTGTAAGCAGCTTGCTTAAAGTCCATGAGATTGCCTACCTCGACACCATGCAGCACACGCCCTATACGACCCCCAGAAGCCTCTGAGAAGGCTGAACGCCCTGCTCTGTGAGTATGTCCTGAGATGACGTTTTTTCCATGCCTACGAGCCGCCTCTAGGGCTGATAAGCCCCCTTGTGGCTTGATGGGTGTGTGATCTCCGTGGACTGCAATCCAGTTAGGTGCAATAGGCATTGGATTCTTATGAAAGGTAATTCCTAATTCGTCAAACTTCATGAACTTCTCAAAGCGCAGCTCTGGCAAAGCACCGAACGCTGGGACTTTAGCCATGATGATGTTATACAAGCGATCTGTGTGATTGCTACGGATGCAGTCTGTAACGCCTAACTCCCACAGCAGTTGAACAGCCTCGTTACGATCATCATCTAAAGTCTGAGCATAACTGCCCATGCGCCCTTCTTCCCACTTGCTAATCTGGGGAAGGTCGATCTCATCACCAATGGTAACTACTTGATCTGGCTTAAACTTGGTAATAAATGATGCAAGGTTACGAGTAGCAACCCTGTCATGGTAGGGGACTTGTAAGTCCGAAACTACAACGATCTTCTTAATCGTCATCCTCGTCATCTTCATAATCGCCCAACTTCTCAGGCGGTACTGGGTCAGGCAAGATCCAATGAGGGTAAGCCTGTGGCTCTGTAATCATGAACATCGCTATGTCCTCAGCAAACCCAGCACGCTTTAATGAGCAGAAGTACTCATAGAGTCCAATGCAGTAAGCATCGAGCTTTGAGTAGCCTTGTTCCTCTAATGCCTTAGTTGCTTTTCTTGCCATAGGATAATTGTTACCTATCTAATAGGACAATGATTGTCTCGACACGCGCTTCTAATCGATTGAGTCGGTCATTCATCGAGCTACCGCCGTTGGGCTTTAACTCTGCAAGGTAGTGCTTAACTAACCAGCGGACTGCCATAGCGAACGATCCGATTACTGTTGTCACCGCTGCAACAATGGCTGCGATGTCTTGCGGACTCATTACTTTTTAGGCGTGGCGTAACCGAATACACCTGAAAGGACAGCCCATAGGACTGCGCGATAATCAAGGTCAAAGTTGCTAGATGCCCATGCAGCAAGGAACGCTCCAGCAGCAAGCACAGCAGGGTTCTTCATGTTTTTCATTATTCTCCGCCTAACATAGATACTTGAAAAAAAGCATTATCATTGTCAGCTTCTTTCTTAAAGCTAAAATGAGCGTGCTTAGAGTGTTTGTTAGCCCCTGTGTACTTGCGCCATTTCCAGTTAAGGATCCTTGAGCAGATGCGTCCATCGTAAATGATGTAACTAATACGCTTGTCTGCTTTTGATTTGGACAAGAGACGAAGCTGATCGACAAGATCTCCCATGATGTCGGGCTTCCCGCCCTTGAATAAATCTTTGTCCACATCAATGGCGCGTACCCAGCCTTGCTCATCCGGATTATGATCAGACTTGCGAGCAGCGTGTCGGGTATCACCGATCCAACCATCCGATGCGCGGTCACGATCTGGGAACGAGTCATCGAACTGCTCTCTTAATTGGATTGCAGCTTTACTTAATTTAGGCTTCACAGTCCAAGTGCAGCCTTTAGATCATCAATCGATAATCCGACAGATTCTAACTTTTCTGTCACTGTTGGTTCTGGTGCAGTAATTGTACCATTGTGAGCTGCAACTATTGGAGTTGCTTTGGCTTTGTCTGCCTCTGCTATTTCAAGCCAAAAATTACCTTCTCCATCAATAATTGGCGATTCAGTAATAGAAACATTAGCAGCGTTTAATTCTGCCAATAACTCTGTGCCATTAAGATTTGCTGGCTTAGTGAATTGAATCATTTTTATGCTCCTAAGTATTGAACGCCAAATTGATTGACATAGCCGTTAGAAGAACCACCTGCATCAAGATTGCCACCGCTAGTTTGTCGAACTTGTAAAGTCACATAATCGCCCACCGATAATTCGCGATAAAAAACAAATTGGTTTTGTGATTCATAAGTGGTTGTCGCGTTTACAACCTGTGTTGCAGAATTAGATCCTGGGTAATTGTTATTTATGTTCAAGCGAACTCCGCGGGTTCCTGTGCCGTTAGCAGCCCATTCAAGCAAACACCAAATCAAATACTTTCCGCCATAACCTGTTGGAATGGTTATTCTTGAATTATTTGTGGCATTATCATGAAATCCGTTTGTGTCTGTGCGTTCTGCATTAAAATTAAGAACTGTTAAAGTGTTATTGGAAATAGTTTGGTCCGTTGTGTTATAAACAACTGCGCCGACAAAAGATGCTCCACCAGCAGAAGGCGTTGCCCAACTTGGCACTCCCCCTGCAACTGTAAGGACTTGTCCTGTTGTACCGATGCCGAGACGAGCAGGGGTTGATCCACTTGATGAATAGATCGTGTCACCTGTAGTGGTCATTGGGTTGGTCATACCAGCTGAATCAGCAGACCACACGAAATCCATGTCTGTGTTAGTTGCTTTTTTTAAGACCTGACCTGTGGTGCCACCTTTAAGATCTGCCATAGAAGCATCAATAGAGTTGCCAAGTGTGCGAATGTCCAGAGCACCATTCTTAACCAGTCCTGTGTTGTCTGGAGTGCTCCAGTTAAAGTTTGGGGTTGTTGCCATTAGGTTAGTGCTCCTGTCGCGTTGTTCCAGATAAGTGTACCATTTACGCCAGTCCAAGCTAATGAAGCTGGCAATACTGTTTCCCATTGAGTAGTTGATAGAGATAGATCTGTTGCTGTGATGTAGAGGGTAATGTCCACAAATGATGGAGTTGCGCGTAATGCGACATTTTCCACAAAGCCCTCGAAAGTGCCACCTAGCAAATTGCTTGGCAAATTGTTAATCGACACAGGCTGACCAAAGTAGATCCCGATCAAGCTGTTAAGCATGGCACTTGGCATGTCTGGATTGTCTAAACGAAAAGTAATCACGCCTAGTTGTTCTCTGGGGCTGCGCCTTAAATTAAGCTCTCTAGTGGCGATGTCGGTGATGTCTGCAAGGTTCTTGATGTTAGAGTCCATCGACCGCTCAAACAGCCCATAAGAGGCTATAGAGTCGGCATCTGAGGTGCTGTAGGTCGATCCATAACCTGTGGCGTAGCGGTAGATAAGGCTGTTACGGATGCGAGAAGTCTGAATTGTTGAGGTGATAGAGGTTGGTGTTGCATACGCGCCATTGAGGAAAGTAAAGCCATTTGCTGCAAGGTCGTTAGATCTGTGATCTGCATCTGCATAGGAAACATCTCCGTCCTTTTCCTCGTAGATTTGACCTAACGCGCTAGTGGCGATCTGGTCTGCAAGAGTCTGAGATTTAGCCGATGCGCTAGCTGCAACAGAGATCATGGTGTAAAAGCCTGAGTCAATTGTTCCAATGTAGGACTCTGCATTATCCCATGTGACATCTGCTGGATAGGTTGCCCATGTATCCGTTGGGGTTACCTCAGCCCATGATAGGTTGAGGGCAGCACCAAGTATTGCGCTGATCTGTGCGCCATCTAGACCCTCTGCAAGGGCTGTGTTATAGACCGTTTTTACTAATTTAGCCAATGAGCCAATGCCTAAGATCGTGCCGGTGGTGATGTAGCCAGTTTCGTCTGGGCTTCTCACTCCGATGTTAAAGTCTGATACTTCTCCGCCGAATACTGTGACATAAGTGCCAGATGAATTTTTAAGCTCTAAAAGGATTGACTCTGTCACATTGATGGTAAAGGGTGAGCCATCTGTGTTGATGATCTCTACTCGGCAGTAACCTGCAGTCGGTTGTCTGTCGATGTCCAAGCGACCAGATGCATAGGAAACAGAGGTGACAGTCGTATAGACATCATCACCTACTGTTACCCGCCACTCTGGCAACCATGTCATTAGTAAGACCCACCTCGTAGCGTGCCACGCTGTACAGCATCGATTAAGACTTGATCAATTGCCTCAGCAATAGCGTTAGGATCTCCCACGCCTGTGTTAATTGTTATTTGTGGCATGAATGAACTATAAAACTCTCTTTGATTCATTCCTTGAATAATGCCCCGCGCACTTGGCAACATTGAGCCGCCTTCTGCTTCGCGGAAAGAACCTGCGTTGAATGGCTGAGTCAGGATGCCTTGAGCAATAAACATGTTCTTGGCTACGCTGTCTTCTAGTTGCTGGAAGACTGGAGCCGCACCATCGACAAGTTTGATGAACTCTTTGCCATTCTCACCAATGACAGAGATAAAACCACCAAGATCTTCCACAGCCTTGTTAATTGCCTCAATGCTGCGAGCTGGCGTAGTTGGATAAATGCCGTTAGGTGTCTGGATAAACCCACCACCACCGCCGCCGCCGCCACCTGCAGGTGGAGTAATTGTAGGTGTTTTAACCTGTGCCAATAGAGCAAGCATCTCTTTGATCTTGCGTAGAGCTTCATCAAGATTATTCTGATCAATTAAGTCTTTAGGTGCAAGCCCTTTAAGAATGGACTCAATAGCAACCATCTGAGTTTTTTGATTAGTTAGCGCATTGAGAACCTTGAGATCCTCATTGAGTTTAGCTGTTGCAGCAATAATGGCTGCTTCATCTTTGGAAGCAATTGCATCCTCTAGGGCAAGGATTGACTTCTTGACATTTAGGCGTGCTGTGTCATTCGCAATCTGTAATAATTGTGCGCCAGATGTTGCCTTGCCTAGTTGCTCCGCTTGGTTGGTAAGAGCAGCAGCGATTTGGATCTTGTCCATGTCAAAGACATCTGTTCCCTTGTTGAGGGCAAGGTTAGCCTTGTCAATTGCTGCTGCCAATCGCTTATCCTTGAGAATCTTAGCTTGGGCAGCTGCTTGTTCTTTGGTCAGTTTAGTAATTTGTGCCTGTTGCTTAACCTGAGTTTGACCAGAGATAGTCATTGGAGTTGTAAAAGGTTTAGGGGCTATACGAGAGGCTCCACCAATGCGAGTAATTGCTCCTAATGGACCAGCGGAAAATGAACGCTTAAATGGTGTCGTGAGAAGTCCAATGAGGGATTTGGTTTCACCGCTTACCTCGAATGAGCCAATCTCTCCTAGACCACGAATAAAATCCGCTGTCGCTAGAGCTGCTCTTTCCATGTCATCTGCAAGATCATTAACTGCAGTGTTGCCGCCAAGAGTTGTAAGAGCATCAATAATTCCAGTGCCAATAATCTCTTGAACATTGGCAGAAGCAACAGCAAGCTTGTCCATCGAACCTTGAAATGTCGCTGCCGCTGCTGATGCCGAACCCTTAAAGGTCTCAGCTAATTGTGTTGTAATGTCGTAAAATGATTTAGTCTTAAGATCTGCCTTTGAGATTCCTACACCAAGGCGGCTAAGCGCGGCGGTGTTACCTAGGTATCCACGACTCAAAGCCGCTGTGACAGAGCCCAAGTCCTTGCCAGTTGCTGCACTAATGTCTAAAGCAAGATTGAGAAGTCGTTGAGATTCCGCTGTGTCGCGTGTTGCTGTCGCTAATGCTTGGTATGCAGGGCGTAGTTTGTCATCGACAACACCGAACTCGCTCTGCAGTCTCTGGATAAATCCTTCTGCACTTGCCGCATCTCGTTCAAGTCCGACATTCTTCAATGCTAAAGCTAATTGTTGTTGAGCTTTTTGATCTGCTGCTGCTGCTTTTACTGAGGCTTTAGCAAAAGCAATAAGTTGCTGACCACCAAAAGCCAGACCTAAAGCTCCTGCAAGTTTTTTGACATTCTTACCTAGTTTATCGGTTGCTGACTCTGCTTGCTTGAAAGCCTTATTACCTGTGAACTCGGAAGCGATGTCAATTACTATGTTAGCCATGTTATGCCTTCGCTCTTGCGTTTAGTTTGTCAGCGGCTGACTTGATGGCTGCCAAAACTGCATCCCTAGCCTTGCCATTGTTTTCTTCGTAGGCTCTGAATAAAGCGCGACCTTGCATCTTGTCATCGCCTTTCATCTGTGATCCGTACTTGCCATTCTGATTCTGAACGAAGCGACTCTGTGGAGTTTTGCGCCCCATAGTTTCATAAATTGCTCCAGCAGCACTCTTATTAAATACGCGAGCAAGGGATCTAAAACCTTTGCGATTAGGCTTGGATGGTGTTGTTTTATAACCAATGCCAGCACGAGCAATTCTGGCATCATAAGAAGGGAAACGAGCCTGAGAGTTTTCTCTTGCCAGCCATCCGCTGAGTATTGCTGAATTGTCTGGCAAGTAACCACGAGCAGACTTGGTGATCGGCTTCAGAGCTGCTGCAACCTCTTTGGGTAATGCCTTTGCTAGATCTGGACTGAAAGCGCGTAGAGACTTTCTAAGAGCGACCGCGCCCTTTACGCTTGCTGGCATCGCTCACCTCTTTCGCTTCATCTTTAAGCCCCTGCACAAGTGCATCGAGCATGTTTTTATCTAAATCCAATAACTGCTGAGGCGCGATCCCTAACCTAATGCTTAGCCTAGCAATTAGGTAGGTGAACGGAAGATCGCGCTTTAAGCTAAAGGGTCGGAGTCAAGCACCTCAACACTTTTCAGTGTCTCGATGAAGTCCATCCCAAAAGGCTTTACAGATTCACCTGATCTGCGTGTGACTTCCCATGCAAGCCAATAAACATCCGATTGCTTTTCCTCATCGCGGAAAGCCTTGTGGAAACCCTTTTTAGCGTACTGCTCGAATGAGTACTCCACCGCTGGGGTAATCTCGCCTTCTAATACGCTTCCATCTAGTCGAACGATCTTTAGTTTTGCCATAGTTAGCCCCTTTGTTTAGTTTCTTAGAATGTGCCTGTAGTTGTAACTGCAACAGTACCATTGACATTGAATGTCAGAGACTGTGTACCCAGATCAGCAACTGCGCCGTTAATGTCGGTTGTGTTGTTAATCAAGCAAGTCATTGTGTACAGAGGGTTAGTAGCAGATACTGCTGTGCCCTTTTCCTGTAGCAATACGACTGTCACAGATGTTCCCCATGCAGCCTGAAGTGTCGCAAGGACATTTGCTGATGCTGTGTCATTAAGGAAATCGATTGTTACAGATGATGCTTCAAGTCCCTTCACGAACTTGTGACCTGAGTCACCCATCGCTGTTACTTCAAGCTCATCGAATGAACGATTAAGTGTTACCGCTGTGACATGATCTGATAGATCGACAGAATTGATCTTCACGCCGACCTTGTTATTTAGAAATACAGCCATGAGATTATTCCTCGTCTTTCTTGGTAGATGCTGGCTTAGGTGTTGCTGGTGTTACCTGCCCGATCTTGATCAGGAAGGCTTCGTTTTCTTTTTCCCACTCGGACATTTTAACTCCAACTCGTAAGGATTGATACGGACATCTCACAGCTAAGCAAGTCTCCGCTTGCCGCGTTGAGAACACTAGGTGCGCTAATTGCGCTTACATTATAGGTCAAGGATGATGCTGCGAGCAGAGCGAACACGCTGACTACAGTATCTTCAATGCCGTTAAGGTTTCCCTCATTGTCAAACAATGGCACAGTCATTACGATCTTAAAGTTAGCCATTGGACTAATTGAAATCTGAGAATTGTTATTTGGTGTCAAATAAGGATCGTCTGGAGATACGATCACAGAATTAGCAAGGACTGTCGCAGGTGGAAAGGCGAAAGTCTGCCACTTAGCATTATTGACTAGAGCAGTCGCTAAAGTGGTTCGAAGTGTAGTAATGGCAACTGGAGGCATTATCCAACCATCGAACGCGGATCGAGTGCGTGTGCTATCAATCCTCGCACCTTAGCGAGAAGCTGTGCGCTCATTCGGTAAGGGCTTGGCTGGAAATCTACAAGGTTACTGCCAGAAAGGGTGGCTGTACGCGCTTGCCAGATTTCAACAGATACCATTAAAGCTGCTTGCTGGATCGCCATGTCTGCTGTCCAGTCAGTCGATGGAGCGATTGTAACTGTGCCATAAGGATTGACATTGTGGCGAGGTTGTGCCGTTGGAGTGCCGGTGATTGCATAAGAAATTGAATAATCGCCAACTGCTGTGATTGTTTTTGATCCGTTGTAATGTGCTTGATTGTTATTAACTACAACTGTCTGACCAACATAAAAAATGTTTTTGACAGGCACATCAAAGTAAAGTGTGCCTACTGTGGTTGTGTTGCTGTGTGCAACATTGAAATAAACATCCGCCCATAGCATTGGAAGTAGGACTGCATCTGTAGCGTCGCATACTTCTTGAAGGGTGGCATCTGGATACAAGGTACCGACTCCGAGAGTGCTACGGAGCTCTGCAACTGTTGTAAGTGCCATTCCCA